ACTCGATCTGCACCAGCGATCTGCGGCGAGCAAACTATTCATCGCTGCGCGGTTCGATTGTCGAGTATCGGCGCAAGCTGGAGCAATTCCAGCACAATGTGTTCGTCTATCAGATGTGCATGCCGATCTGGAAACGCTGGATGCAGACGGCGGTCTTGGCGCAGGCGATCAACATCGATGAGCGCGAGTTCTTGCTCAGTCAGGCGGACTTCCAGCGTGTCAAGTGGATACCGCAGCGCAATGACTGGGTCGATCCGCTGAAGGATCGGCAGGCCGAGAAGCTGGCGGTGGACAGCGGCTTCAAGTCACGCAGCGACGTGATCGAGGCAGAGGGCTACGACCCGGAGGAGAACGATCTGCGCATCAAGGCCGACGCGGAACGCGCCGAGCAGCTCGATCTGACATTCCCGGTGGTCTACTCGGCCTCCTCGCAGCCGTTGTCGCCGAGCGATCAGGAGGAAGCGGCGCAAGATGCTGCCGACGAGGCGGCACTGGATGACGCCGCATGACAAAAGGAGCCGACACCATGCGCCAGTGGTTCACCATGAAAATGCTGGAAGTTGTCGATCCTGACGACGACGAGAAGGACGACCCCAAAAAGCCGGACGACGACAAAGAGGACAAGAAGCCGGACGACGATGACGACGACGAGAAGGACGACGAGGAGCAGGAGGACGAGGAAGGCGACACCGAGAAGACCGAGGAGGAGGACGCAGAGGCGAAAGCCCCAGCCAAAGGCGACCCGGAGGACGATGAAGACACCGACGACGATTCGGTCCCCGCCAAAAAGAAATACGTCGAGATTTCGATCTACGACGAGATCGGCAAATCATTCTGGGATGACAATGCTCTTTCGGCAAAGGACTTCATCAGCAACCTTGCCGAAATGGGCGATGATTTCGAGGACATCCAGCTCCGCATCAATTCGCCCGGCGGCGACGTGTTCGACGGCGTCGCGATCCACAATGCGCTGAAGAACCACAAGGCGAAGGTGACGGCGCACATCGACGGCATCGCGGCATCAATCGCGTCCTACATCGCAATGGCCGCCGACGAGATCGTGATGCCGCAAAACAGTTTCATGCTGCTGCACAACGCATCCGGCCTTGCGATGGGCACTGCCGAGGATATGCGGGCGGTCGCAGCCGATCTTGAGCGGATCGACAAGTCGATTACCGCGACCTACTCGGCGCGTTCCGGCCAGACGCCGGCAAAGATGCGGTCCCTGATGAAGGAAGACCGCTTGATGGACGCCAAGGAAGCCAAGGGGCTTGGTCTGGCCGACACCATGACGCGCGAGGTGAAGATGGCCGCAAACTTCCCTTTGCGGCTGTTGCCCGAGAAAGCGGCGCGGGCATTCCGCGCCAAGCTGGACAAGCGGCAGCCGCGCGCGAGCGAGCCGCAAGGTCAGGTCATCACCATGCAGGATGCGAGGAGACAGGGCATGTCCGATCACCGGAAATACGTCGAGGCCGTTACCGATCTGTGCGAGCTGGCCGGAATGCCAGAGCGCATCGGCGACTATGTTCGCAAGGAAACGCCGGTCGCGAAGATCCGCAAGGAGTTGCTTGAGGCGCGCAACAGCTCTTCGACGCCGATCATGCCCCATAACCCGGTGCTGGAAAAAACCACGCCGATCAAGTCATGGGACAAGATCGTCGCGAAGCTGAATGCCCGCAACGGGAAAGGAGGCTGACCATGGCCACGAAGCATGAGACCGAGCACGAGACTAAAGCCGCAGCGGCCGGCGCTGAGAAGGCAGCAGCGCAGAGCGCAGAGCATCCGGCTCCCGTCGCCGACAGGGGCGCGCGCGCTCCCGGCGAAAAGCCCGAGCAGCAGGCGGCAACGCCGCAATTCCCGGTCAAGACCGAGACATGGCATGCCGCAGGCTTTGTGCTTTCGGAAGCCAATGGCCAGCGGTCGCGCGAGAACGCGCAGTTCAACGATCCCGCCACCGTTCTGGTCGGCCAGCCGGTCGCGCTGGTAACGCCGGCAACGCCGACGACGCACGCAATCTATGCCGTCGCCGCGACAGGTGCCGCGACCACCGGGCTTTCGCTCTACAGCGGGACATCCTCGCCGGGCAACAACCTGCTCTTGTCGGTCTTGGCGCGCGATGCCGAGGTGAACGGGACGCTGATCAACTGGGGGTCGCTTGGGACGACCGATCAGGCGGCGGCGATCACGGCTCTCGCAAACGTCGGGATCGTCGTCCGAGGAACAATGGGTTGAAACAGCAGCAGCACTACGAGGAACACGACCATGCTTGACATCTTTAGGAACGATGCCTTTGGCGTAGTGCCGCTGAGCCTCGCCATCAACAACCTGAAATTCGTCCCCGGCTACCTTGGAAGGCAGGGGATCTTCTCCGAAAGGGGCGTCTGGGCAACCGCAGTGATGATCGAAGAGCGGAATTTCGTTCTGACGCTGGTGCCACCCACCGCGCGCGGCGGTCCCGGCACCGCAGTGACGAAGCCGCTGCGCTCAATGCGCATGCTTCGGGTGCCGCACTTCGAAATCGAAGATGCCATCATGGCCGAGGAAGTTCAGGGCGTGCGCCCGTTCGGTGCGGAAACCGGCACCGAGGCAGTGATGACCAAGGTCGGCGAGCGCATGCAGATGGCGGGCCAGAGTTTCGAGTACACGCTGGAGTATGCCCGCGTCGGCGCTATTCAAGGCATCGTCACCTATGCCGACGGTTCGCAGCTAAACCTCTTCAACGAGTACGGCATCGCGCCGCCGACCCCGTTCAACTTCGTGCTCAGTGCCGATCCATCGACCGGGAAAATCCGCAGCACCTGCGCCGACATCATCCGGGCAATCGGCAACGCGCTGGATGGCGTTCCGTTCGTTGGCGTCAGCGGGATCTGCGGCGACAATTTCTTTGATGCATTGATCACCAGCGCTGAAGTCCGCGCCACCTATCTGGCGACGATGGACGCCCTGGAGCTGCGCACCGGGTATGTCGATGGTGGGCAGGTTTGGGGATCATTCGCGTTCGGGGGCATCGATTGGGTCAACTACCGTGGTTATGTCGGCGGCAATCCGATGATCGGCACTGACTCGGCCTATTTCTTCCCGACAGGCGTGCAGCAGCTATTTCCGACGTTCTACGCGCCAGCCGACTACATCGAGACCGTCAACACGACCGGCCTGCCGCGTTACGTCAAGCAGTACCCGATGCCGAACGACAAGGGCATCCATATCGACACGCAGATGAACGCGCTCAACATCTGCACACGACCGAAGTGCCTGCAGCAGGGCACGCACTCCTGATCCTCCCTGACTTGATGCGGCGTCAGTAGCGCCGCATTCATTTGGCCGCACAGAAGGGATGCGCACATGTCACTCGCAATTGTAGACGGACCGACCATCAGGGCTGGTGAAGCGCTTTCGGACGGGGTCGATTGTTCGGCTGGGACCATCGTTCGCATCACCGTTCCGCGAGAGTACACGGACGGCGACATGCCGAACCACATGACGTTTCAGGTCTCGACTGACGGAAATTTCTACAACGACCTGTTCGATGACGAAGGCACCGAAATCTTCATCGTGGCGAGGCCAAACCAAGGCATCGTCATCGACAGGGCGTGGGCGCGCTCAATCGCCTTCATCAAATTGCGGTCGGGCTCGCGCGACAGCCCGGTGTTGCAGAAAGAGGATTGCAAATTCGCAATCGCAATTTCGACGTGAAGAGCGAACCCCGTGATCGATTTCGACGCATTCGTCCTGACGCCTGCGGGCAATGTCTTCCAGATCGCCGTGCTGTACATGCCGCTGATGTCGCAGCCGGGTGTGGCGGCGTTCAGCGTCTTCGGCGTCTGGTCGTCCTCCGCGCTACAGGTCGAGATGCAGGACGGAACGATTTTCTCCGATCAGCAGACCAAGCTCGACGTGCGGCTTGGGGATTTCGCGGCGTATCCAACCGAGGGTGATCTCGTCACCATCAACGAGCCGACGCATCCAGCCTTTGGGCGGCAATACTGGATCGGCACCATGCATCAGGACGGCCAAGGCGGCGGCGAGCTGCTGCTGCGCTACAAGGAGCCGCCTTCATGAGCGATTACGCCAGCCAGATCGCAAACGCGGCGTTCACGCTGGCTCAAGCCGGTCTTGGCACGCAGTTCAAGACCTACCGGCAGACGCCGATGCTGCAGGTGCAGCCGGGCGATCTGCCGATCTTTGGCGTCTATATCCTGCGCGAGCAGCGGGCGCAGGATGGCCAGGCAAACCAGACCGTCCCGCATTTCAAGCACACGCTGACACTGGGCTTCTCCGGCGCGGTCCAAGTGGAGACCGACCAGCAGGACAAGCTCATCCAGTGGCTTGAGGACAACATGAGCGCGCTGGACGACATCCTGCTGACCGACAGGCGCTTTATCAATCTGGTCGAAGGCATCACCGCCATGGACCGGATCGGTCAGTATTCCAAGGTCGGCGAGACGACGCTGTTCGAAATCAGGGTCGAGATGCAGATGGAATACTCGTCGCGCTTCGAGCCGACGATCACCGACGATCTGAATGAGGTCGTCATCACCACGCAATTCCCAGACGCGGCGCATGTCGAAAGCGGCACACCGCAGTTGGAGGTGGATATCGTACTCGATACCGGCTCAACGAGCCGCACCACCCCTGACCGAAAAAGGAGATAGCTATGCCCGTGTCATTCAACTCTATCCCCTCCAACTGGAGGATGCCGCTTTATTGGGTCGAGGTCGATCCGAGCATGGCCGGGTTTCCTTCGTCGGTGCTGCCGTCGCTGATCTTCGGCACCATGCTTCCAACCGGGTCGGCAACACCCAACGTTCCGGTCCCGATAGCATCGCTGGCCGACGCGCAGCAGTTGTTCGGTATGGGCTCGATGCTCGACGGGATGGTGCAGTTTTTCACGCAAAACAATTTTGCGCAGGAACTGTGGGTCATTCCAATCTCGCCGGCAGCGGCCGGTGTCGAGGCGACGATGGAGATTACCGTCGCAACGCCAGCCACGGCGGCGGGCACCTTGCCGGTCTACGTCGCCGGTCGTCGGGTTCAGGTGCTGGTCGAAACGACCGACACCGTCGATATGGTCGCGACCAACATTGCCGATGCGATCAATGCCGATCCGTCGATGCCGGTGATCGCTGCCGCAGCGGCAGCCGCCATAACCCTGACCTGCAAGTGGGCGGGTGTCGAAGGTAACGACATCGATGTTCGCTTTGCCTATGGTGGCACGCTGGCGGCAGAGATGATCCCGGTCGGGCTTACCTTCACGATGACCGGCAACAAGCTGGCGGGTGGCACCGGCACGGTGGATCTGACCAACGGCATCGCCGCCATGGGGGACGAGCCCTACGAGTTCTGCGCCACGGGGTACACCGACAGCAACTCGATCTATCTGCTAGAGGCCGAATATGGCTTCGGCGATGGCGGACGCTGGGGTTGGATGCGGCAACTCTACGGCCACATCTTCGGATGCTATCGCGGCAAGGCCGCAGCGGGCGATCCCGCCGGTTACGGCGACATCCTGATGTATGGCCCGAACAACAACAGCGGCGTCCTGTCGATCCTTGGCATCGAGGCGAACTCACCGACGCCAAGCTGGTGCTTCGCATGCGCCTATGCGGCGAAGGCGGCGCGCGCGCTGGTCAACGACCCGGCGCGTCCGCTGCAGACCCTGACGCTGGACGGGTGCCTGCCCGCGCCGAAGCATCAGCGCTTCACGATGGCGCAGTTAAACGATTTCGCTTGGAACGGGATCGCGACGCAGGGCATCAACGGCGATGGCGTGCCCTCGATCAAGCGGGAGAGCACCACCTATCAGTTCAACCTTTATGGGCAGGGTGACGATGCCTACGAGCTGGTGACCACGCTGGCCACCCTGGCAAGGCTGTTCCGAAACCAGAAGTATGCGATCACGACGAAATTCCCCCGGCACAAGCTGGCCGACAACGGCACGAAGTTTGGCGCGGGCCAAGCCATCGTGACGCCGAACATCATCAAGGCGGAATTGGTCGCAGAGTATTCCGTCGATATGTTCAATGGGCTGGTGGAGAACATTGCGGCGTACAAGACGAACCTGATCGTGGAGCGCGACGCAAACGATCCGAACCGGGTCAACGTGCTGTACCCGCCTGATCTCATCAACCAGTTGCGCGTCTTTGCCGTGCTGGCGCAATTCAGGCTGCAGTATGATCGCGGCCTTGATCAAGCCATTACGGGGTAGCGTTCTGCGATGTATGGCAAGATCGGCAAGCCATATTGGGACGACAGGCCGGTCGCTGTGGTCGGCAGCGGTCCATCGCTGATCGATTTTGATTTCGATTTGCTGCGCGGCGCGCATGTGCTGGCGGTCAAAGCTTCGATCTTCAGCATTCCATGGGCAGACGCTGGCTTCGGCATCGATATGCCGAGGTTCAACGAATGGCGCGACAAGCTCGCGGCCGCGCAGTGTCGGGTTTATTGGGCGGTGCGGGAGAACGAGCTTGCGGAGATCGGCACGCCGCCGCTTCGGAACGTCACGTTCCTGAAGCGGCTGGCTGGTGAGAGCCTGTCGGATGATCCAGGCGAAGTCTACGACGGCGGCACCAACGGTTTCGGGGCGATCCAGATCTGCCTGCACAAACGCGCAAGGCAAATCATCCTGTTTGGTTTCGACTACGACGCCCACAATCTACATTCCGGCTTCCTGCAATCGCGGTTGAGGAACTACCAGAAGCAGCGCTCCGACTGGTCGAATTGGGCCGCGCGTTTTTCGGTCTACCTGCCCTATCTGACCAGCCGGGGAATCACCGTCCTCAATGCGTGTCCGCAGTCGGCAATAACGTGCTTTGAGAAGGTCACGCTGCAGGACGGTGTCGAATGTCTGAAGACGGCAACCTGATTGTCGCCTGCATCAGGGTCGGCGAGCGCTATTGCTTCGATCCGATTACGGCGCTGCGCAACAGGGTCGAACGAACGCTGCATCGCCCCTATACGATGGTGTGCCTGACCGATCAGCCCGAACGATGTTCGCGGGTCAGTTTTGTAGACGTCTCAGCGCTCGATCTGAAGGGCGCGTGGGCAAAAATTATCCTGTTCGAACCGGCATGGCGCGGCTTCGCAAAGGTGATTTATTTCGATCTCGACATTGAGCCGGTCGGCGACATCACGCCGCTTGCTGACGTACCGGGCGAATTCGCGCGGCACAACAGCAGCGTCATGGTGATTGGCGGCGGCAACGCCGGGTTCATCTGGCAAAGCTTCGACCGGCGGCGTGCGTCATTGATCGCAGAGCACGGCTGTTTCGATGCGTGCATCGAGGCGCTGTACCCGCGCGCGCCGCGCCTTGCGGGGATGCTGCCGAAAGATTTTTTTGGCGCTCATTTGAGATCGATGCGCGTGCATCGAAAAATCGTGAACTCAGAAAACTCGGCGTGAGATTAGACTCTCATCGGCGAAAACGCAGGAGGCTACGATGCCAACGGGACCGATAGCAGGCACGGCTTATTTGAAATACGACGGCGGCATGCTGCCGCTCAAGGGCAACCTCACCGTCTCCGGTTCGCCGGTCGAACGCACCGGCATCGCGGGACAGGACGGCGTGCACGGCTATCAGGAATTGCCGCGCGTGCCATACATCGAGGGCGATATCTCGACCCAGCCCCAGGTCTCGATGGACACGCTGGAAGCCGTCATCAACGCCACAGTGACTGCGGAGCTGGTCAACGGCAACGTCTATGTGCTGCAGAACGCATGGACGAAGGGGCCGCTCGACATCAAC